TAATCTGCCAAATCAGTTATCCGGAGGACAGCAGCAGAGAGTAGCAATTGCAAGAGCACTGGTGAATCGTCCGGAAATTATATTTGCAGATGAGCCGACAGGTTACTATCAGTTACTACTATAAAAAAGTCATAAAAAAATAATCTTTAAATTCTTATGATCGTCAATTTGAATTTCTTTAATGACAGATCTCCAGAGCTGACGGCGTTCTGCCGGTTCCAGCGTCTTATATATCGAATCAAGATCCATTTTCAAGAGTTTCTTGATCGGAGCCAGATCTTTCTGATCCTGGTTGCGTGGGAGATCTTCCAATTCTTTCATATATTTCTCTTTATCCATTTTTAATTCATCCATGGTGATTATGTCGTTTATGTACAGATCTTTCAGTTTATCAATTTTTTTCAGAAGTGTAGCTCTCCGGGAATCATAATCAACAATCTTTGCACTTGCAATCTCATATTCTGCAATATGCTCCTGCAGAAGATCTTTGACATTTATAAGCAGGTATTTTTCTATATATGATTCGGGAACCATCTTACGGTTGATACAACGCTTATTAGGATAAGCCCCATGACATTTGTAGTACGGATATTTGTAAAAACCACCGGCTTTTTTCTTTGCTTTTTGTGTAAATCCAGAAAAAGCCTGACCACAGTGAGCACAGCGAAGCAAGCCACTAAACACATAACTGTATTTTTGACTGCTTTTGATATTAATAGCAAGCAGTTCCTGCACACGTTCGAACAGATCAACTGGAATGATAGCAGGGCAATAATGATCGTTATCCCGGAACGCTCCAATGTATTTCTTATTTTTTAGAATAGACTTTTTGAGATTGTCCTGGGACATAATGATCCCCATGTCAGATTCCAGATGCGCGATTGTTTGATTTAGAGAACCACATTCAGCATAAAACTGGAAGATATGCAGCACCTTGTCTACGTCATGGTTAGGCACAAGGTGTTTGTTTTCGATAGAATATCCAAGAGGAACTTTGCCGGATAAAACTTCGCCCTGCCGGTATTTATAGTCAAATACATCCCGGATCCGGACAGAATCGTTTTCTGCTTCCAACTCCGCAAAGGTCATGGACTGCGCGACGAAAGCCCGGCCGTGTGGCGTCGTGGTATCAAAGTACGGCTGATCGACAGCAAGCCAGTCGCAGTGATTCGCTTCGAGAATCGCCTGCGTATTCAAATAATGTCGCAGACTACGGAACCAGCGATCAAGTTTAGTAAATATAATCAGATCCACGCGTCCGAGTCGGACATCATCAAGCAGCTGCTCAAAGTCCCCACGCTTGATTTTTCTTCCGGAGATACCGTCGTCGATGTAAACACCGGCAAGAACCATATTTTCTTTAGATGCAATATAGTTCTTACAGGTAGAGAGCTGTTCGTCGATGCTGTCTCCTTTTTTCGCTTGCCGGTCCGTGGAGACACGTACATATATAGCAACATTTGTTATACTCATAGTATCACTCCTTAAAAATGGGTATAAAAAATACACCTATGCAGGCGTATCAGTTCATGCTATAATCAAATTGTTCGGAAAAGATTGTAGCATCAACTGATAGCTGCAAAAGATTCGCACAAAGTCGTCCTGGTGTGCCAGCACTGGGGCGATTTTTATTTGCAATGTTCGAAATAATATACTAACTGTTCCTCTTTCGTCATATCTCCAGATATATCCACTGTATCTTTATTTTTATAATCTTCAATATAATTTCCTGGTTCATTATAAGAAAAATAATGACCATCAGAAAGACTAATCAAAGTAGGACCAGATTCAGGACAATATATACAGGAGCTTAAACTGTATTTGGAAAGAACGTCATTTGAACTATTCTCTCCTTCCGCATAATTAAAAGAGATTGTTAAATAGTCACCAGATTCCTTTTTATATTTCTGAGCTGTACATCCGTCTGTAAAAGCAACTTGCAATTCACGACTGCCATTGTATTTTTCTTCTGAATACGGGAGTTCGCTATCTTCTATCAATAGAACAACGTCTGAGTATGACATATCAGGCGTGATTGACAAATACAAGGATTGAAGACCGTCCAAAGTGTAACCGGATAAAAGATTGTCAGCAGAATCTACTGCCTGGTCTTGATCGGCAACATTTTTGGAGCTGGCCCATACAGGAGCCGGAGAAGCTGCCATAATTCCACACAGCAGCAGAGCGAGCATTTTTTTTCTCATGTAGTGCCTCCTTAAATGGAAAAATTTACCGGTAGTATTATGATGAGTTTCCCCCTTATAATGTTTCCTGCACCCAGCTGTTACTTACTAACGGGAAGGTGTGGAAACAATGGTGAAAAGAAAATACATACATTACGGCAACTGCAAAATATACGCTTTGTATTATCACAGCAACAATACTATATATATTAATCTTGACTTTAATGGGGGAACTCAAATCATAATACTTAAATAAATAGTTAGTTGCAGCTGGGTGTTTTATTATCCAGCATTTGTTTTTTCATCACCTGTAACAGGTGGGTGCATAATTTCTAATTCTTCTGGGCTGTCTGGAGCACCACCAGCACCCATAAGATTCTCTTTAAAGTGATTCAGGATCTGTCTCCGGATCGCTGGATCGATTTCAAAATAAGTCTTAATGATTTCCTTTTCAAGATCTGTCGCATTATGCTGCGCAGCAAATTCATCAAGACTGAATGTTTCTGGCTGCGCAAACATGGAACCCTCACCATCTCTGAGCCATTTCTCATTGACATTATACTCACGACATATTGAAAGGATATTGCCGTCAGTAAGAACGTTCTTTCCATTTTCAATAAGACTGAGAGCACTTTTCTTTAAACCAATTCGTTCTCCGAATTTATCAAGAGTGAAACCAAGAGATTTACGGATTTCTTTCACGCGTTCGCCTTGAGTCATGTTGTCACCTCCTTTTGCTTCTAAAAACAGAATAACACTAAGGAATATAAATGTCAACGGAAAAAGTTTGTTAAACAAACAAAAAAGAGTTGACAAAGTTTGTTAGATGAATTATGATGTTTACAGAACAAACAAAGAGCAAACAGAAAGGGGAATTAGACATGACATTCGGAGAATTATTAAAAGTAGTAGATAAAAACACAAGGATTCAGGTGTGCATAAACATGTACGGATTAGATTTTAAGGCTAACAGATATAAAGAGTATTTAAAAGAGGATGAAGCAGAAGTGCTTCTTGATAAGAAAATTCGAACTATAAGAACCATTACAGATGAAGAAATTAGCACATTACAGGTTATTTTATATTTTTAAAGGAGAACGACATGAATAAAGTAAGGAGAAAGAGATTAGCAGAAGCGCTTGATTTGATTTCCCAGGCTAAAGATATCCTGGAAGAGGTGAAAGATGAAGAGCAGGACGCATTTGACAATCTGCCAGAGAATTTCCAGTACGGAGAACGCGGCGAACAGATGGAGGAATACATTTCGAACATGGAAGACGCGTTAAACAGTCTGGAAGAAGCCGAGGGAGTTGTCTCAGACATTTAAGAAAGAGAGGATAAGGGTATGAAATGGTATGTGGATTTTTATAAAAATGGGGTAAAACAGTCTTGCTGTTTTGAAGATGATGAAAAACAGGCAAGCGATATAAAGATCATATCGCAGATATGACAATAAACGAAGCGAAAAAAATACTAGATGTGCCGGTAATATGGTTTAAGTACAAAGAAAACTATTTAAGCCCGACAGACTGGCTAAACGGAAAGAAGCTACCAGGTTTCTATGCAGAAGATGTATATAGCATCTTTCCAGAAGCTGCACAACTGAATGAAGAAGGGAAACCGGAAGACTGGAATTTCCGAATACTTATTCCGTTAATGCTTAAACTGATTCAAAATCTCTATGAGGAAAAGGAGAAAACAGCAAATGAATGAAGTAAAAGAAAAAGACAATAAAGAAACTATCAAGGAAGAAACGAAGGTGTCCGAGTCGGACACAGAAGAAAGCACTGCACAGGAACAGAAAGAAGATAACAACACAGTAGAGAAAGCAGTAGAAGCCCCTCCGTTGGGGGCAATCATGGACAAAAGAACAGAAGAAATTCGAAACGTAGTATTCGGAGCAATGGCACAGTACGGAATACCTGCGTCATTAATGGATTACATGCTCACATCTGTTCTTGCAGAGGTAAGAGATTTGAAGTCAAAAGAATATTCAGATAGCCTTGTAAATAAGGGGGAATAAAAGTGGCAAATGTAAAAAAATACACAGATCAGATTGCAAAAGCACAAAAAGGGCGAGATGTCAGAGATTCGATTGTTAATGCAATAAATGCAGTTTCAGATGAAAACAACGAATACAATCAGGTTAAAGCTGACATTCTTTCAGCGCAGTCTGATATTACGGAGAAAGTAAAAAAGAACGAACAGACAGAACAGAAATTTGCAGCAGATGTAAAAAAGGTGGAAGAGTTAAAACAGGGACTTGATACAGACATCACCCAGGGAACGGCACTCAAGAGCCAGCTGGATGCTGCAGTTAAAACGGCAGACGCCAGTAAAAAGAACCTGGACGCATCAAACGCAACTGCAGGACAGACAGAAAACTCTCTGAACAGTTCTATTGACATTGCAAATACTTTAAACAAGGCACTTACAGCAGACATCACCCAGGGAACGGATTTAAAAACTGAGTTAGAATCAGACATCACCTATGGAACAGCGCTCAAGAGCCAACTGGACACTGCAGTTAAAACAGCAGACACAAGTAAGAAGAACTTAGACGCTTCCAACACGGCAGCGGGAAAAACCAAAGCTGCCTTGGATACATCAAACACAACAGCAGCCAAAACAAAAACAGATCTGGATGCAACAAATAAGACCGCAACAAGCCTGGATACATCTCTGGGAACTAAAATTACAGAGGGAACACAGCTGCAAGAAGATCTCCAGGAAACCGGAGAGACTGCGGTAAACAACATTCAGGCAGAAGCAAATAAACAGATCCAGAATATTACTGCAGCTGGCGGAGGGATTGAAAACGCATTATCAAACTTTTTTGCCCTCCGCAGGACTGGAAAAGTATATACAACGAGAATCTACAAGTATGACACTTCTACCAGTCCAACAGGCGTGAAACTGAATGACAACGAGGGACTTGTGAGAAAACCGTCCACAAATACCGTGATCGGGCAGGATGATTACAGAGAGATCGGTTTGTTTATGCACTTCCCTTGTAACTTCACTGTAGATGATAATGGTTTTATTCATATAACCGCACTGCAGGGACAACCAGATTTTAAGAAAACTGGAAAGGTGGATGTCGGAGAGGTTACAATGTCCGCTTGGGTAGGAATCACAGATAATCCGGAGTATGTAGATTATCATTACTCTGATAGTCCAAACGAAGCCCTGGGACTGGTGCCAATGGGAGAATCTGTTAATCCGGATGGTACGCTCTCCTCATTTATGGTCCATGGAAAATATGGAGCTGGAGATATTGACGGAGTGCCATATAGCTCTACAGGTTTGATTCTGGCAAACGGAAGTCAGAAAGGCGGAAAACCGATATCACACACCGGAATGATTGCATACATGAAGAAAAAGGGAAGCCGGTATGTCGGTACAACCAACTGGGATTTGTTCTACAAACAGCTTATGCTTATTATTCTGTACGCTACGATCAACAGCAGGAGCGTTATGACCGGATGCAACTCATATACATCTCAGGAGATGGCGGCAGTTGCAGAAACTGGAGTAACGAGAGTAATCCTGCCAAAAGCAAAGGCGAACAACTATATCGTTGGCTCCTATGTATCAGTTGGAGATATTGGTTCAAACACAAACAAAGACAGATATTATTCATACATGCACAACCTGGCATATGATGTCAAAGTCTTGAAGATTGAAGCGATAGACGATACGAACTCCGCAGTCTATGTGGATGCGGAACCGTTTAACACAACACTGACAACCTGCATCTCAACAATGCCGTGGCGTACCGGTTCCACTGACAGCGTACTTGGTTCTGATGGATCGCCATTCTCTAACACAGATAACAGGAATCCATTCAAAATCCAGGGCATCGAAACCGGTTATGGAGCTTACGAAGTCCTCAGCAATGTATTTATGGACATTGTTACGGACGGAGACGGAACACCAAAACGAGATGTATATATCTGTATGGACGCATCACTGCTTACAACAGACATGAACGCAGCAAAGACAAGATACAAAAAAGTGGCGGCTCAGGTAGCTTATACTGCAGCAAGTTGGAAATACATTTCAAAATGTTTTGTTGATCCTGCACTTGGAATCATGGTTCCTACGGAAACAAAAGCAGGAAGCACAACAGGCTTCTGTAATGGATTATATACGGATTCCGGTACGAGCGGACAGCGAGAGTGGTTGTCCGTTGGCCATCTGAACAATGGCTGGGTTTGCGGCCTCTGGTTTCTCAGTGCGAACAGTGGCGTTGGCAATGTGTACTGGCATATCGTCTCCGGCGTTTCACCGAACGGCACACGGGGTGAATGGCAGGCGGCCGCCTGACAGAGGGGCCGTCCCCTCTATGCAACTAATAATCAGCAAATGCAAAAAGCAAAATAACAAAAGATAAAAATTACGGACTTGTAGCGCAAGGCGGCGGTTCCTGTTCCCTGGTTGTCCGTTGGCAATCTGAACAATGGCTCGATTTACGGCCTCTGGATTCTAAATGCGAACAATGGCGTTGGCAATGCGAACTGGAATATCGTCTCCGGATTTTCTTGAAAAATTATTTGATATTTGCGCTACATTTCGCTCCGCAGGACGGAACCTGCAACAGCAGCGTGGGGCATCACCGAAATTTGATTGAAGCCGAACCTTGTGATCGGGAACATAGGGGCCTGAGACAAGGACCATGAATGCAGTTGATTCATGTGTGGGGTGAGTAGAAAAACCGAAAACCCCTTATATCAAGAAACGAATGAAACGGTATTGTAAAAACATAACATTAGATCAGAACTTTATAACCGCATGTATCTACGAATGTCTAAGCGATAAATGGAACCGTATGGATACAGCCAGATTTCTGGCAAACTATACGAATATCATTACAGCCAGACAGATACACAGAATTATAAAAGAAAACCTTAAAGACTGGTTACATAATTTAGTCTGCACAGCAGCGGCAGGAATGGAAGAAGAAATAAAACTGAGAAAAGTATCTTTTGATCCTATAAAGACAAGCGCAAGACTGGATGGAAATTCAGGAAAAGTAAGAGATATAGGCGTTGAGTGCATAAAACAGCAGATATACGATTATGTAGCCACAAACGGATTGAGAGAACTATTTGAAAGAAAAATAGGAACTTATCAGTGCGCAAGTATTCCAGGAAGGGGACAGGTTTATGGAAAGACAGCAATTGAGAACTGGATCCGTAAGAATCCGGGCAAGACCAGAATAGCAGCAAAGGGAGACGTCCGGAAATGTTATCCATCCATTAACAGGAGAAAACTGAAAAGAATGTTAGAGAAGCAGGTCAGAAATGAGGATCTGCTTTATTTGACTTTTGTTTTAATTGACTCATTCGATCAGGGACTGTCAATTGGATCATACTTGAGCCAATGGCTCTGCAATTATTATCTGAGCGCAGCTTATCATTATGCTGCTGAAAAGCTGTTCAAGAGGAAGAAACACCGAGACGGAACAATAGAAGAAATCAGGCTGATTAATCATGTCTTGTTCTACATGGACGATTTCCTACTGATTGGAAGCAGAAAGGCAGACGTAAGAAAAGCAATGAAGCTTTTGGTTAAGTACATGAATGAGTATTTAGATCTGACGGTAAAACCAGATTGGAAGTTGTTCCAGATCGACTGGATAGACAAAGACGGGAAACATCATGGAGAACCTATTGATATGATGGGATTCAAAATCTATCGGGATCACACAGAGGTAAGACGGAGCATTTTCCTGAGAGGACGCAGGGCATTTGTAAAAGCTGGGAAGTATGTGGAGAAAGGAAAAGCGATGCCATTAGATCTTGCGTACCGGTGTATAGCATATTACGGATGGTTCAAACATTCCGATTCTGAATATTTCAGAGAAAAGTATAACGTAGATAAGATATTTGAGAAAGCGAAAAGGAGGGTAAGCCGTGAAAGCAAGATTTACAGAAAAGCAGGATCCTGTAACCTGGAATACGCTGCCTGACGGAAAAGTAGATGTAATGATCTGCCTGAATGAAAATATCGTAACAGAGACTTATTCAGGTGGAGATCCGGAGAATCCGGAACACATCGAACAGACAGTGTATGAATATGATTTCAACCAGTTCCGGGAAGACCAGAAAAAGATTTCAGAGGAGACTGTAAGAGCATCCCCGGAAAAATATCTGAAATATATTCCGAAGGAAGAAAAAAGCATTGAACAGAAATTTGCAGAGCAGGCAGAACAGATCGAAATGTTGAAAGACTGCCTGCTGGAAATGAGCGAACAGGTTTATGCGTAGAAATCTAATTATTTTATTGTTAAGTAAAGGAGACAAAGATATGATGGCAAAATTATGGGTTACTGAAATTTTAAGTAAAGATACTATTGAGGAAGCAAAAGAGGAATACAACAGAGTTCCACGCCTGTTAAAAGAAAAGGTGAAAAAACTCCTTATTGATGCAGGCATGGAGGAAATTACTGAGTAATCGGGAAGCATGACTAAATTACAAATTATTAGCAGGCAATGGTCCTCTATTTATGATTTACTGCTGTATATTCAAAACAAAGAGAAAGCAAAACCTCTGGAGGATATACAGCAAGATTTAGATATAATTGAGTATTCCTGCCGCAAATATGCAGACGTAGATGATGAGGAAATAAGCATGGAAAATGAACAGATTTCAAGAGCAGAACATGAGGAGTTCCGCAAAAGAATTGAGGCAGAAGACAACCGACAGAACAGACGGATTGAAATTCTGGAAAACAGTGTTCAACAGCTCCAGGAATTAGTTACATCTGTACAGACGCTTGCAAACAACATGGAGAACATGGTGAAAGAGCAGGGACAGCAGAGCGCAAGACTGGAAGCTCTTGAGTCAAGAGACGGGGAAAAGTGGCGGACAGTAACAAGTTACTTATTAACAGCTATATTAGGTATTGCAGTTGGAATTATTGCAAAACAGTTTGGATTATAAGGAGGAGCAAAATGTTTAAAAATTGCGTATTTAAGCCAAGCGTAGACACAGTGAAATGGTGGAAGAAAGCAGGAATCAGAGCAGTAAAGACAATGGCACAGACTGCAGTGGGCGTGATCGGAGCCGGAAGTGTGATCTCTGCAGTGGACTGGAAGATGGTTGTATCATCTGCAGTAGTGGCCGGAGTTGTAAGTCTGCTCACAAGCGTCGCAGGAATCCCGGAAGTAGAGGCGGACGAAAACCTGAACAACTTGTTTTCTGATGGAACAAAATAATTTTGCACAGCCCGGTATAATGCCGGGCTTTTCCTGGAGGTAAACATGGAAATCAAAGGAATTGACGTTTCCGCCTGGCAGAAAAATATCAACTGGGAAACAGCCGCGAATTACGGTATGGGGTTCGCTATTCTCCGGATCACAGAAGCCGGGAACGTTACAGATAAATATTTTGAAAAAAATTATGAAGCGTGCCAGGAGCATAACATTCCAACAGGAGTATATAAATACTCTTACGCAATGACAATCCCAGAGATTGAGTCAGAGGCACAGAAAATTATTTCTGTATTAGCTGGACGGAAATTGCAATTTCCAGTCTGGTTAGATCTTGAGTGGAACAATCAGAGAGCACTTGGAGCTGAAAGTCTCCACAAAATGACAGAGGCATTTGAAAAGATTATTGTTAAGGCAGGGTATAAGTTCGGAATCTATTGCAATGTAGACTGGTACGAAAATGTAATATGCAGCCATTTGAAAAAGTATGAATTTTGGGTAGCACGCTATCCACAAAACGATAATGGAACATTGCAGGAACGCCTGCGCCCAGACTTCGGAGTAGGATGGCAGTACTCCAGTAAAGCAAAGATACCGGGAATTGCTGGAACGGTAGACAGAAACATATTCTACAAAGATTATGCTGCGCAGGAAGGAGGAATCAACATGGATAAAGCGATTGAGAAAGTTATAATGATTGCAAAAAATGAGATTGGATACTTAGAGAAAAAAAGTAACAATCAACTGAACGACAAAACCGCAAATGCAGGATCAGCTAATTACACAAAATATTGGCGCGACGTTTCCCCAGGATACCAGGGACAGGCGTGGTGTGCCTGCTTTGTGAGCTGGTGCTTTATGAAAGCGTTCGGATTAGAAAATGCAAAGAAACTTCTCAAACATTGGCCATATGTATACTGCCCGACCTTAGGAAACCTTTTCACAAGGAACGCAAACCCGAAAGTAGGAGATATTGTGATCTTTTACCGTGGAGGAACTTTTACACACACAGGAATCGTTACAGCAGTAATCGGTGACAGATTCTATACGATTGAGGGCAATACGTCGGGAGCATCTGAAATCGTAGCCAATGGTGGAGGAGTATGCGCGAAAAGCTACCTGAACAGTAAACTCCCTGGAACAAAATTCTGTACACCAGATTACAGTATTGTTAATGGAGAGACAAGCAACACAAAGGAAAATAGTAACACAGTAGCAGGAGGTAAATACATGTTTGAACCGGAAACAGTACAGTTAGGAAGCGCAGGAACATCCGTATTGCTTTTGCAGGAAATTCTTGTTGCAAGAGGATTCAAAGGAAGAAACAGCAAAGTTCTTGACCTTGACAGAGAAGCTGGGGACAATACTATTTATGCACTTAAAGCATACCAGAAATCAAGAAACGGAGCCTTGGAAGTAGATGGAGTATGCGGACCGGCAACATGGAAAGATCTTATTGCTATCTGATTTAATAAAATAGTGTTATAAATTAGTAGTAGCAACTGATAGCAACCCACAGGAAATCTTGATTCTAAGACCAGTGATGAGGTAATCGCTCTGCTTAAGATGACAGCAAAAAAATATGGACAGACAATTGTA